CCTGGACTTAAGTATGGCCAGATTGAGAATAACCGTGCCTTTTACAATGTAAGCCTTGAAGCATTATGTTTACGGTACCGAACCATATCTTTATACTGGACATCTGTATTAACAGATCCTAACGATCCACCTCCTAGTCACTGGATGGTTGTACGTAACTATCAGGGTGCTTCAGACAATCCATATCAAGGAACAATAATTGATAGCGGAACTATTAACTCCTATAGACTTTCTGCTGTAGACAATAACGTCGATGAAGATACGCAGATAACTTATTCTTTCTGGTTGTTTAATGGGTCTTTTTGGATTAACTGCGGAAACTCAACCGTGGTGTCTGTAAGCGAAGACGTTAGCCCTACACTAATAAAAATGGAAAAGTGGATTCCATCTGCCTGGCTAAACTCATCTATCTTTAGTGGCGATGGAATTGGAGAGCCAGAAACAAACGACTTTACTAAGGTTCTATCTGCCTATGCTTTTGCTTACGACAACCTTAGAGCAGAAGCTGATCTACTTGAAAAGTCTTCTGAGTACGCCTTTACACCTGTTCAACTACTTAAAAGTAAGATTGAAGACAGAGGGTTTAATTACGAACCTACCTTAGGTGATATCTACCACCGTGGTGTATATCGCGTAAGTGAGTTAGTAAATACTAAAAAGGGAACTACCGAAGGAATTATTTCCTACTCCACTGCTTTGACTCATTGGGGTACAAGAATTACTCAAGGTAAAAACTTAATGTTGGACTATAACGATTCGTCGTTTGAAGAGTCTGTTGGTCGTTGGAGCGCAACTACTGGAACTATTACTCAAAGACTATATGCAAATTCATTAGCAGATCTTGGCGTAACTATTACTCCTCCAGCCGTAACCTATAAGAATCCAAACCAATATTTTGCCCCACGTAAGCTAGGTTATATGTCTCTTAGTGGTGCAGCAGGTGCATCAAACACACTTTTACTTCCATCTGCATCAACCAGTAAAATTCTTTACGGAATTCCAGTAAAGCCTTTGACTAAGTATTTGTTTAGAGGACAGTCACGAATTGTGGCAACAGCTAACGGAGGTACTGTCAAAGCTAAAATTCATTGGTACGATAGAGAAGGGACGTTAATCTCTAGCACTTCTTACGGTACTACAGTTACATTAACTCAAAGCTTCCAATGGTTCTACGCTCCTTCTACAGCCGGAGTGGCTTCACCTGCAACTGCTGTGTACGCATCTGTAGAGATAGTAGGTACTACAGCAACTACAGCCACAAGAATTGTTTTTGATATGTTTGAGTTTACTACTGCTCCAACTACAGAGTATTACGAAGATGCTAGAAAAGTAATCGTATCTGTAGCAGGGGATAAAACCAACTATCTTTCTAACCCATCTTTTGAAACTAACACTAACAACTGGTTAGCTTTAAACGGAACCTTTGCTACATCTACAACCCCTTCTGCTGCCCTTATAAAAGGATCAAAGGTAGGTAAATTTACAGTTACAAGCCCAGGAGTTGCAGGCGTATGTAGTGACTGGATTCCTGTAGATGACGCAGAAAACTATACCTTTAGTGCATACGTAACTTCTAACACTACAAAGAATGTTATTGCACGTCTTGAGTTTTCTTCACTACAATCTACAGAAGAGCAGACCACTATTCTTTCAGATGCTGATGGGCTTTATTACCCTATCGGAGACTACACTCTTGACTCTGATCCACTATCTTTAACAACAGCAGCGCAAAGAATTTCTGTAACCGCGGTGTCTCCAACATACGGTGTTGACTCTGGTTTTCCTTCTGCAAAAGTTTGGTTGTATTTAGAAGATGCTGAAGTAGGAGACATCCTATACGTTGATGGAACTTTGTTAGAGGACGGAGTTTCTCCAAGTACATACTTTGATGGTAGCGGAGCTACTGTACCTACCGATCCAATTAACAATGAGTACATCCAGTCAGTGGATTGTGCTTGGGAATTTCCTGCTACAACTTCAGGAAGAAGCTATCGTTGGACTAACTATCTAAATAAGCTTGCTCGTCTAGCAGAGACACTTCCTTTAGTTATGCCTTACGGATCTAGCTGGGAAATTATGCCTGGCTTTGCCACACCTCCGTACCCAGAACTTACCCCATCAATTTTGTTGTCCCCATCTTTTGAACAAAGTACTGATGGTTGGATTGCTGACTCATCTATCATTGAGAGAGAAGTAACTCGAGGATCTTTGTTTGACGAGTACACAACTCATGGTGCTGCTTTTGGTCACATTACGTCAACAGCTGCATCAACCTTTGGTGTCCACACCGATAAACTTCCGATTGATTTCTTAGCCGGTTACTATATCTCTGCAGCTATAAAGCCTGAGAATGAGGATGCTTACGGTCAATACACAATCAGAGCAAGATTCTATGATGAGGCTGATGTTTTAATTATTCAAAAAAGTTATTCTGCTAGAATCGTTCACAAGGATCGTTGGGCATACTTTGCAACCTACGCTCCTAAGTCAGAAATTTCTGGAGCAAAGACCGCTCAACTCTATGTTGAGGCGACTCCTGATGCTCTAGGAGCTGGTAGAGTATTCTACCTAGATCGGGTAGTCTTCAGGCAATAGGGGGCAACATGACCACAGTACTCATAGCATCTATGGCTACTGCCTGCATTCTTACGGCTGTAGAAGGTTTAATAATCCAGCTTGGTAAATGGCGGGGTTTGCTGGGCCTTGTAGCCGCTTTAGGGTTCTGCCTAACCCTGGATACTAAACTCTCCTATTTGCCCGTCTACGGCCTTGCAGCGACCTTTGGCGGCCTAGTTTTGTCTATCCTGGTGGAGCAACTTTCCGCCCCAGCCAAGACCAATTTGCCTGATCGAGTTTTACCCCGCTAGAGTCTCCTCCTGAAGGAGGGACTATGAAATCACCCGCAACAGATCCGAGGCTATCAAAACGTGCTGTCGGATTTTTTTATTTCTATTTAGAAATCGGCAGAGTTATTTCTGCGGAGGAAGCAGCGGATCGTCCAGATGTTAGCGAAGGGCGTGACGCAATTCGTTCTGCAATGAATGAGTTAAAGCTTGCTGGTTACATCACAATGGAAAAGCATCGCGTTAAAGGTCAGTTCCGAACGTATTGGAAATTTACTAATAACGATTTGAATATGCCATTCGTTAGAATCACCGACGACGGTTTGACCGACGACGGGTTTTCAGGCAGTCTATACACTGACAGTAGTGCAGTAGCTAATACTAATACTAGTACTAAGTCGCTTAGCTTAAAGAAAGATAAAGTACTACGTACTTTATCTTTAGGGACTACGTCCGAAGGGAAAGTTGAAATGAGTTGGCCTTTTGAAGAAGAGCAAGAAGATCCCAAACCCCGCCGCCTCCGCATCAGCGAGGAAGCTGACGCATCACCAGGCGCCGTCGGAAAGATCGAGGATCGTCAGAAACGTTTGAACGAGAAGTACAAGAAGACTAAGTTCGAAGCGGTGCCAAAGCACATGCGTCGTAACGAACGTCCTGAAGAGTTGTGGGATAGCAACGACATCATTGCTGAGTTCTATGACTTGATGCGTGATGCTGCACCAGGAACACCAGGTCAGATGAACCGCGATCACTTCCGTTCTTGGATGCACAAGATGTTTGGCGAAGGTGCAACTCGACTTGGAATGTTAAAGGCGATTAGAATGTTCTTTGCTGATCCACGGTTGTTACGTGACCCTGGAATCGGTGAACCCTTGTGGCGCAGATTTGTGGCATACTATCCGACCATTCACGGATTGGTTCACCGCGATGAAAAACCAGAAGGTGATGACGATGCTTTGAAGAAGCATCAAGAGAAAATGCTTAAGCTATTGGAGGGCTAATGTATTCACTATCAGATTTACCTGGAAGTGTTAGAGCACAGATCAATGCTGCTGGCTTCCCAACAAAAAGTGTTGGGTGGGAATTCTCTGACCTGGATCAAAACCCAGTCGTTGATGAGATTTATAAGTGGATCAAACTTGTCGAAGAAGGGCGAGTCATTACCGCTGCCGGAGATAAGAAGTGTGGGCTAGGTCTTTTGTTGCAGGGAGAACCAGGTCATGGCAAGACAACTCTTGCATCAGTAACTGCTCAGACATTGATTCGTACGATGGCTCCAATTGGTTGGGGTACTGCAGGTTCTGCTGCAAAGCGACCAGTAGTGTTTCTTGACTATCCAAAGCTTCTTCGTTTACAGAAGCAACAATGGTCAGAGTTTGATGACACACTTGAAGTTCTTATCAATGGTCTTTATGGAGAAGCCGGTCGTGATAACAACGTTCGACTTCTAGTTCTTGATGACCTAGGTAAGGAGTACAGAACTGCAAGCGGGTGGGCTGAAAACACTTTTGATGCTTTACTACGTGCAAGATTTAATGCTGGGTTGCCAACTATCGTTACAACCAACTATTCTCTAGACAAGTGGGATTCGATGTATGGAGAATCTATGGGGAGCTTTGGGCATGAAGCTTTTGTTCCTCTTGACATAATTGCTACCGGAGGAGATCGACGACGATGATTAGGACGAAGATGAATTACTGGCAAGTTACCCAGATCTTTTTATCAGATACTGGCGTGCACGAGGTTGAAATCAATCTCTCTACAGAACGACTTCGTTGTTCTTGCCCTGGGTTTGATTCCAGAGGTAACTGCAAGCACACCCGCTTTGTTAAGTCACGTATGGAAGAGAACGGTGGAGTATATCCAACCGAGGTTTCTAATCGTGCGTCCAAACTAGACACCATCATCGCTAGTAAGGATCCCAAGTTGTTTCGCAAACTATTAATTGACTACGGAAAAATTGAGGTAGTCTAATTATGAAGGGGGGCGATATTTCAAATGAAGTTCCTCCAAGAATTGCAGTTGCTATTGACTGCATCATCGATCGCAGCCCTACCTTTAAAAAGGTTCTAGGGATCCCTGTCTTCGGTGAAGAGGTAACTTACAATCGACAATCCCTTTCTCTGTTCTGGCGCTTTGCTGAAAAGTATGAGTACCGTTTAGAGTTAGTTGGGTTTGGCTATACTCAAAAAGAAATGGATCGTGTACAAGAGGATCTAGATAATCTTGGCACTAATCCGTTTAACTATTACATTGCATATAACGTAGTCGCAGACCTGGTTGCTGAACTTCCCTACAGACCAGAGTTGTACGGAGTTGTGGATATTCCAGAACGTGGGTTACGCTATGGAAGCAAGTACATTAACATTGAGGGGAAGGTCTAATGGCAGCAGATAATGAGATCAGGTTACTGTCTCGTGCTATCCGCACCCGTGATATCGCTCCTCTGCTAGAGGCCGGGGTTCAGGACGGTTGGTTCTTTGTTGATGAGAATCGACAGGTCTGGCAGTTCCTTAGACAGCACTGGACTAAGTACAGCGAGGTTCCTACGGCTGTCACAGTCAAGGATAACTTTCCTACCTACAACCTCTTGGCAGTAGAAGACTCTCTTGAGTATCTTGTAGATCAGTTAGTTGAGTATCGCAAACGCCAACACACTATTGACGTAGTACAGAGTGCAGCAGAGGCAATCTCACAGGGAGATCACAACTCTGCTTTAGCTGCGATGAGTCGTGGCGTTGCCCGTATTGCAGATGAAGGTGTGGCGGAGTCATCTGATATCGATCTAACTAAAGATCCAATGAATCGTTTTGATGAGTACCTAAGTGTTAAGACTCGTCCCAATGGTTTGCTTGGAATGGCAACCGGCTTTAGAACTATCGACCAAGCAACTGCAGGTCTTCAGCCGGGACAACTTGTAACAATCATTGCGCCACCTAAGACCGGTAAGTCTGTGCTTGCAATGCAGGTTGCAGTTAACATTCACGAAGATGGGTTTGTCCCAATGTTCCAATCTTTTGAGATGACTAACATTGAACAACAACATCGTCACGATGCAATGCGTGCCAAGATTGCACACTCTCGACTTATCCGTGGTTCTCTTAATCCAGATGAGGAAGCTCGCTACAAAGCAGCACTCACAAAGATGGAGACCATGCACAACTTCTATCTAACAGATTCAGTGTCAGCAATGACAGTTACAGGACTCTCAGCAAAGATTGACAAGCTTCGTCCTAATATTGTTTTTGTTGACGGTGTTTATCTTATGCTTGATGAGGTCAGTGGCGAGTCCAACTCTCCTCAAGCACTCACCAATATAACTCGTGGCCTTAAGCATCTTGCTATGGCTAAAGAGATTCCTATCGTTGTCTCCACCCAGGTGCTTCTCTGGAAAATGAAGAAGCGTCAAGTTTCCGCGGACGCAATTGGATATTCATCTTCCTTCTATCAGGACTCAGATGTGATCCTTGGTTTGCAAAAGCAGGATGAAGAAGACGATACATCTCGTGAGCTTAAGATCGTAGCCAGCCGTAACTGCGGACCGGCTTCAAGTGACCTGTTGTGGGACTGGGAGGAAGGAAAGTTTGAAGAGTATGGATCTTTATTCGGAACACCAATTGTTTGATGGCAGTCAGCTCTGTGCACAGGTAGATCCTGAACTCTTCTTTACAAGGGAGAAGGACGACCTTACAGACTCGACACCTGAAGAGTATGCAGATATGTATACGGCAAAGGCTATTTGTAAGAGTTGTCCGTTAACCTTAGAATGTCTTGAGTATGCACTTAGGCATCCAGAGCTTGATGGTATTTGGGGAGCAACAACTCCTCATGAGCGGCGCCTAATGCGTCGCAGGAAGAGGGCAAGAGCATGAGTTTAGATCTTAGAGACAAAGAAGCACCACTGCACGTATGCATCTGTGGCTCTCTGTTGTGGAAAGTACAGGCTATGTTTGAAGAGGGAGAGATCTCTCTTTACATGCTTGATATGGAATGTGCGCTATGCGGTGCGCTTGCAACCGCTCCAACACCGGTGGACTAATGTATAGAGAAGGCGACGTACAGCAAGCTCTGCTACGTCTAGGTATCGATACCACTCAGCGGAACAGTGAGCTGACTGGTTGGTGCCCTATGCACTTAGAGAGAACCGGTAAGGAAGATCACAATCCATCCTGGTCAATCAACTCTGAGACTGGTGTCCACCATTGCTTCTCCTGTGGATACAAGGGAACTCTTATAACTCTTGTCGCGGAAGTGCTTGAGCTTAAGACAGAGTGGGGACGCCTTGA